CCCCAGGGCCACTTGCGCCCCTGCCCTCAGCAAAAAATAAAAGTTGCCTCCCAGCGCCCCTTGTGCTAGTGTCCACCGTGGCCCGCATAACCAACGCCGACATCAGCCGCTCGCAGGAACTCCAGGACCGGATCATCCAGCTCTGGGAGTGCCCCGTGGAGTTTGGCTCGCTGTGGCATCGGGGGGTCCTCCAGACCGACGGCACGCGGCGCAAGACCTACGGCCACGTTCACAAGGAGATCGCCGCCCACATGACGGCCCACAAGCGGTCGTCGCTGGTGGTCACGCGCAACCACGCGAAGTCGACGGAGGGCATCGACATCATCATGCACCAGAAGTGGCAGCACCTGGATAAGCGCATCATGCATATCTCGGCCGCCACGACCCTGAGCAAGCAGCTCATCAACGAGCTGAAGACGATCACCCAGGGCGAGGTCGAGCTTCTCCCAGGGCTCATCGTGCCGTTCAGTGAGTGCTTCCCCGAGCTAGTGGCCGTTCGCCCTCCATCTGGGGCGCCGCAAGGCTCCTTTAACGTCGCAGGCCGAGCGGGCACTGGCCGCGAGCCGTGCTTCATGCCGTCGTCGATTGGCTCGAACAGGGCCGGTATGCACCCGACGGACATCATCGCCGACGACCCCTCCAACGAGCGGAACTCGACGACCCCCGTCCAACGGCAGAAGGTCATCGACTCGATGCACCAACTCGAGCCGATCCTGCGCGACCCGTCCGATGGCCACATCTGGCACATCGGGACGCCCTGGGCCTTCAAGGACGTCTCATCAGAGCTACCCCGGATGGGCTACAAACAATACCGCTTTGGGTGCTGGGATGGCGTCAACCCTGACACAGGCCTCCGCGACGGCAAGGGGCCGGGCCGCACCGAGTTCGGCGCCCCCAACGACGGCGACTGGCCGCTGTGCCCGGCCTACATGAACGCCGAGGAGTTGGCCGAGACATTCATCAGTCTGCGCGACGCCGGTAACTACGAGTTCTGGGCCCAGCAATATCTCGTCAAGCCGGTGGCCGCCGCCGACGCGCTATTCGACGACGCCCTCATCAGTGCCACCACCCACCGCGTCGCCGACCACCAAGCTCTGCCGCCCGGCAAGAACATCCTCCTCTGGGACCCAACGAGCCGCGCCGACGCCCAAGTCGGCGACTGGAACGGCATCGTCCTCGTCAGGGCCACCACGGCCGAGCAGGTCGTCGAACTCTGCAAGCGCAACCCGGCCTACGCGATCCCAGGGCTTGCGGAAATGGCGCCGGCGACCAACATCTTCTTCGTGGCCGAGGCCCTAGAGCTGCGGGGACCCCCCGCCGACTGCATGCCGGTTGTGCGCAAGATCCATGAAAAGTGGGGCATCGACCAGCTGTGGGTCGAGGACACGGGGGCGGCCTCGTGGGTCCAGAACTGGGTCGACGACCACCACTGGGCGCGGGGCATCGCGACCATCCCGATCAAGCTAGGGTCGCGAGGCGCGTCCAAGGATCGCCGCCTCCAGGGCACCCAGTTCGCGCTGAAGGAGGGCCGCCTACGGTTCATCAGCAGCGCCCCCGGCTACGACATCCTCACCCAGCGCCTCACAGAGTTCCCAAAATCGGAGAGCGACGACCTCCCCGACGCGCTGGCCCTCCTAACATGGCGCGGCCAACGAAAGGGGATTTTACCCAAAATAACTATTGAACCCGACCCCAACTCGTACTACAATGCGGCCGCCGACCCGACTTCGTTAGCCTTCCGCCAACCCCCGCCGCCCTCTAGCTGGTAGATTTGAAACGCCTCCCCGAGAAGACCCACAAAGCACTGGCGTCGGCAGTTGTTGCCGCGCAGGCTTCGTTTAAGGGTTCGGTCCAGGGTGTTAAGCGGCTCATCAACGACCTCTACACAGGGCGCGACCCGGCATCGGGCGGGCTCCCTGACGGCGGGATCCCCTGGAACTCGACCATCGACCCGACGTCGACCCAGAAGTGGACCTACCCGAATGTCGGCGCGAACCTATTCCAGGCCCGGACGCAGCAACTAGTCACAGAGCTAGTACCAGCAGTGCCGGCCTTCCAAGTCGAGGCCCTGACCGCCGAGGCCACACACCTCGCTGAGGAGCAAGCGATCCTGATGCCGTGGCTGTCGCGCCAATCAGGGCTACGCAAATCGATGCGGCGCACGGCCATGAACGGTCTCCTCGGTTCGCACTTCGGCGTCAAGCTCTGCGTCGACCCCAGCGCCCCCATCGAGGAGCGGCTACACTTCGAGGCGATCCCGTCGAGTCATTGCGGCTACGAACCGCAATACCGCCGGTTCATGTGGCACCAATACCAGGTCCAGTGGTCCGAGCTGAAGCACAAGCCCGCCCTTGACGGCCGACCCGAACCAGAGCCGTGGCAGGTCGTCGAGGTCACCGAAGTATTCCACAAGGGCTTCGCCTACGAGGGCGAAAAATGCCCTGTTAGCTTCTTTGTCACGATCACCGACAGCCAACCCACTGAGAGCGTCTATGTCGCAAACCAGTCGGACGCCCACCAGCAGCAGCCGCTCGGCGAGTATGTCACTACCTTAGAGCTACCGACCTGCCCGCTGCACATCGACCAGTTCCTCGACCCGGCCCCTGGCGAGGACATCGCGCCCCCCGAGGTCGCGTCGTGGATCCCAGTGCTGCGCTCGATCCACCGCGATATCCGGCAACTCGAGCAGGCCATCGGCGGCATCGACAACATCATCCTCTGCGAGGCGGAGTCGATCAGCGAAGATGCGATCTCGGCCATGCGAAACAACCCGCCGGGCAACACGTTGTTTGTCCCGGTCAGCGGCGTCAACATGAACGCCGAGTACACGGGCGTCAGCCACAAGGCCCGCCCCATCGAGCGATCTAGTGCCGCCGGCGAGATCATCGCCGTCCTCCAGTCGCACATGCAGCTCCTCGACGAGGTTGTTGGCGTCAGCAGCCTTGACCGTGGCGTCGCGGCCAACCCGCGCAAATCCGCCACCGAAGCGAGCGCCATCGTCCAGGCGAACAACCGCCGATCCAGAGCCCGCTTGACGGTCATGGCCGACGCATTCTCGGCCCTGGGAGGGATCATGTACCAGTTCCTCCCCGTGGCTTTCCCTCAAAAGAAGGTCACTATCCCGCTTGCCAACAAGCTCAACCGTACCATTGACCTGCCAGACCCAGGCATCGCACGCATGTCGTTTAGGGTCGAAGCGGTCGAGTTAGGTAACCTGTCCAAACAGGGTCAGGTCGAGACGCACGCTGCCTCAATCTCTCTACTAAGCAACATTAGACAGCAGGCGCCGGACCTCATCCCACCTGGGTTACTTATCTCGGAAACTCAAAAGTACCTCCGAGCCCTCGGCAACAACGCGGCGGCGGACATGTTGAAAACTCCGTTCAACATGGAGGGCCCCCAACAGCGAATCCTCAACTTCGTCTACGGCCGAACCAACGAGATCCCGGTCTACCCGGAGGACGATCACGAGCAGTTCATGGCCGCCTACCAGGCCGAGATCCAGGCCGCAGCAATGCAGCCCGGCTCATCGATCCCGGTTGGCGAAATCCAGCAGGCGCTCGCGTCCCATCAGGGTTACCTCGCGCAGCGCCCGCAGCCGGCCGAACCACAATCACCAGTGCCCGGCTTCAATGCTCAGGGCGCCCTCAACAACGGCGCGATGGGTCCCGATGGTATCCCTGTCGACCAGATCCAAGACCTAGCCCTCAACCAACTCCGATAACCGATGGTCGCCACCCAAACCACAGAGCACAGCTCTAAGTTCACCAAGATATACAAGTTCGAGGGCGTCGACTGCGTTGCGGGCGAGACATTGCCCGTCATCGACGCGTCGGGGTTCAGTTGGGCCGCGATCTACGCCATCGAGAACACCGATACCGCAGGCGCCGGCGCGGGTAAAGTGTTTATGCGGGCCGTGTCGCCTGACAACACGGACCCAGCCACAGGCGCCGTCTTCATGGGCTTCGACAGCGACCTCGATGGCGACCTTGACACTGAGATGACTGTCATGGCCACGACCGCGACCTCATTGAAGGGCTCGGTCGTTGAGTTCCTCCCGCAGCGGTTTAGCCTAGTGCACAACGGCGGCAACACCGGCACCGCGCTCACCATCGACCTCTACGTGGAACTCCATGCCTAAAGACGATAGCTGGGTCGTC